ACCGGAGTGCCCTCCCTGGCCCTTTAAAATGTGGGTCCCACATGAGGGTATTGTTGTCTATTCACTCTATCAATTCCCGCTCAATTATTGGGCCTCTGTTCACTAAGGCCTTATAAGGCCCTTAATGAATTGGGCCCCAAGTTTGTCTTTATCTGCAGCTTTATATAAAGCTGCAGTTGCTTTCTTAAAGTAATGGCCACCACAAATTGTCGGATTTGTGGGTCCTCTTTTGCCTGCCCCATTAACGAACGCTTCAGCGTTTGTGAATCTCGAGGAGCTACTCTGAGTGATTTTTTGCTGTATTTTCGTAGAAAATACATAGAAACTTCCCCGGGTTTGATTTCCTATCTCAATGCCTTACAAGCGGAAATTAACGAGTTATTTTCCGCAATCAAAGAGGTTTCGCGGAGCGAAATCCGGCATGGCAGTTGTGAAGACAAGTGCCAGCCGTCGTCTATACAAAAAGGGAAAGCGGAAGCCTGACCGTATAAAAACATATACGTATGCATTCTCTAGTATTTGTACTGATAAAGGTACAATTGTATATATGAACAGCTGGTCTTTGGGTTTGGGTCCTCAACAGCGTAGCAGTGACATCGAGATTTTGAAGTCGATGTATATTCGCCTTACTGTTGCTCTGTCTGAAAATGCTGCTTCTCAAGTGAAGACCTATGTGGTTAAATGGGCTCTAATTGTGGATCAGGTTCCTGGTGAAACCCTAGTTGGTGTGGCGGATGTGTACAAGACTTGTCCCTCTCCTTATCCTTATGTGCAGTGTGCCTATATTGCTGATGATAATCACAGTCGTTTCCAAGTGCTGAGGAGTGGGTTTCTTAGTCTTAGTGGTAATGGTCTTGCAGTTGGATCTTCTACTAGAACTGGATGTCCGGCGATGAAGAATATGGCCTCTATTAACAAATTTTGTAAAAATTTAAATGTTAGATGCGTTTATGACGCAGATAGTGCTACTGGCGATATCGCCAGTATTAAGCGCGGTGCCGTTTATCTTGTAATCTGGCCTGACGTTGAAATCCGTTATGGATTTTCATGTACTATGTATCATAGAAATGGAAATGCGTAATAGAGTGTTTAATACAATCTCATCTTTATATTATAATAAAAACTTGGAGCATAAAATACACGCTGATCAAATAAATCAATGAAGTGATTTATCGATCTAATTACATTATTTATACTAATAACACCTAAATTATTCAAATGTTTCATTACATGAAATTTAAATCTATCTAATAATGCTTCTCCACTCAGACGAGGTGATACTGAAAGTACCACCAAGTTCAGCCAACAAATCTGGAGACCCAACACTTTCCGCAGGTTGTGGTTGGCTCTGATTTGTAATGTTATTATTTTGTTCCCCGTCGCCATTGTTGTTGTGTTCTGGAGGCGGAAGTAAATTGGGTTCTTGATGTCGTCGAAGTAACAGCCAGTCTGGCACTGTGTGTACGTGAGTAATTCCCCTGTGCGTGAATCCATCCTCACAGTCTATGCCTCCGTAGTATGAGCAGCCGCAGGAGAGGTGAATGGCCTTTCGTCTCTTTTTCTTCGGTGCCCAAGTCAGTTTGGGGGGTCGTTTTTTGATAGTTGGAGTTGTTGTTGCAGCTTCTTCGTCGTCAAAGTATTCTGGGTATAAGCACCTTTCGCAGAAACCCTTCCTTATCTCCCTATTTCCTAATTCGTGCGCGCCTTTGTCACACAGTACCATCGTATAAGGGTTCAGTCAGTTTTATGAATACAGCATTATAGAGTGTCCAATCTTTTAAAGCCTCATTCTCTTCCTTATCGAGGAAGTCTTGGAAAGAGGTGTCCCCACCAGGGTTGCAAAGGACTATTGATGGGATGCCACCTTTAATTTGAACTGGCTTTCCATATTTACAGTTTGACTGCCAGTCTCTCTGGGCCCCAATCAGCTCTTTCCAGTGCTTTAACTTTAAATAGTGCGGTGTGACGTCATCAATGACGTTATACAAGGCACTATTTGAATACACTCTGCTGTTAAAATCTAAGTGGCCGGATAAATAATTATGTGGGCCCAAGCTCCTAGCCCACATTGTCTTGCCGGTCCTAGACTCACCCTCAATTATAATACTTTTATATCTCATAGGCCGCGCAGCGGCACTAACTCCAAAATAATCATCCGCCCATTCTTGCATATCTTCAGGAACGTTAGTAAATGAAGATAATTGAAACGGAGGGACAAACGGAGTTGGTGCCGGAGTAAAAATCCTATCTAAGTTAGAAACTAAATTATGATAACAAAATAAAAAATCTTTAGGCAATTTTTCTTTTATAATTTGTAGAGCTTCCTCTTTTGAGGAACGGTTTAGGGCCTCTGCACATTCGTCGTTAGCTGTCTGCTGGCCTCCTCTAGCAGATCTAGCGTCAATCTGGAATTCTCCCCATTCGATAGTGTCTCCGTCCTTGTCGACGTAGGAGTTGACGTCGGAGCTGGATTTAGCTCCCTGTATGTTCGGATGGAAATGTGTTGACCTGGTTGGGGATACCAGGTCGAAGAATCGTTGATTTTTGCAGTTGAATTTCCCTTCGAATTGTATAAGCACATGGAGATGAGGTTCCCCATTTTCGTGTAGCTCTCTAGCTACTTTTATGTATTTTTTATTTGTTGGTGTTTGTAGCCTTTGAAGTTGGTCGAGAGCTTCTTCTTTGGATAAAGAACAATTGGGATATGTGAGGAAATAGTTCTTGGCTGCTATTTGAAAACGTTTGGGATTGGATGGCATATTTGTAAATATGTGTTGGTTACCAATTGGTTTGCTTTTTAATTCTCTAAATGAATCGGTAACTGGTACCCAATTTATAGGGGAGGGCACCGTATTAATATT